GTCCCTAGAGGGATTTCCGGTAACCGAGTTTCCAAAGTGCCTCGGAGATGGCATTGGCGGTCGTGTGGACGGCCTCCTCGTCAAGGTCCCACAGGGCGGCGTGCAGGACCTCATGGATGATGGAATCCATGGTCTCCCACTCGTCGTGTCCCAAGGCGATCTTGATCGTTCGGGCAGGCTTGTCGCACAGCCCCTCCGCTGCCCCCAAGAAGGGGACGAAGCGGATCCGCCACTTCTGTCCCCGGATCTTCAAGATGCGGTCACCTTTGGCCATTGGCACTTTTTCCTGATGTTTTTACTCGTCTGGGGGCGCGGCTTCCCGAAGAATATCCAGCAGAAGATCCTTGATCTGCTCGTCGGTCTTTCCCGCCGTTGATCCCGGTGCGGTTGCCACGGTCATGCCGTTCATCACATACACATCATTCGACAGTTTCTGGAAGTCCATGATTATCCCCAAGAGAAAAGGGTCACCGTATACGCTGACGCAAAGTTGTTGCGAACTTGCACAAAGCCGCCGTCTTGTCCAATGCAGATTTTACTGGCGGTCGCAGCGGCGTTTCCGGTTGTTGCAATCGCAACAGCGGTTGAGCCAACAAAGTGCTGCACAAGCGTTCCCGATGCGCCGCTGAACATCGCGTTGACATCGCCTCCAAACGTGGTTCCGCTCAACAAGCGCAGGCCGCCGTTGAAAACGTATGTTCGTTGCGGGAAGGTGTAAGATGCTCCAGCAGCCAGAGTGACAACTTGGATGGAGAACTGGCTGCCAATCGACTCCATTGGGGAGACGCCGCCGATTCTAGGAAGGAACGATGTCGTAGTCGTGCGGATTTTGGCGGCCTCTTGTCCAATCCCAATATTGTTGAGAGCCGTAATCATCGCCGGATACAAGGTTCCCGTTCCGGTGTTCTCCAGATGCAGGACATCCGTGCCGCTCGTGTTGACGTTGTTGGTGCAGACGATGATGTTGTTGTCGTACGAACCGCTTGACGGGTTGGACATGAACGCCGTTCCAATGCTGGTAAGTGCATTGTCGGTGATCGTCATGTACAACTTGTCTGCACTTGCTGTGCGGAGAGCGGTGTTCATGAAGTATTTGACCTGTCCACCCACCACGCGGTTGCCCCGCACAACTACAAACATCGGCTTTGCGGCCGCGCCGCTCGGCATACTGCCTTCCGTAGTATCTACTACGTTATTGAGTTGACCCGTTGCCGTTGGCACGTTGTTGAACACCACGTTGTTTTCGACCGTGATGCTGCGGGGTCGCTGATACGTTCCGGGAACATAGAATGAAATGCAGCCGCTCCCTGCCTCGCCGAGCGTCGCCAGTACGCTAAACGGACTCGTGTTGTCCGACGCAACGTCATAGTGCCAGACGTTGTTTGTGATCGTTCCGGCCTGCACCTGAAAGTTGGCGACGCCTCCGAAACTTGCCGCTGCTGTGTTGTTGCTGGCGCACGGCTTGATGTTGAACCGGAACGAATTGTTGGAAACGATTGTCTCGTCGTTCTGGATCTTCAGCGTGCGACCCTTGCAGTTCACGAAGGTGTTGTTCGTGACTGTTGCGCTTGTTCCTCTGTAAGTTGTGCCGGTGACAAGGCCGCCAAAGATGACGAGCCCATCCGTATCTTGGTTGAACGAATTGCCGGTCGTTTCCTGATTTGTGATATTGGAGAACAGGCATCCAGACACATTGACTGCCTGCGGATAAAGCCCCGACTGTTCGGTGATGACGAGTCCCTGAGTCCCGTTTGAGCCGGGAACGTTCGATGAAGGCTCTCTGCTCACGTCCTCGATGATGCAGTTCGTAACAGACACGAACTCGTAACCGCCCGCAATGTAAGCACCAAAGGAACCCTTCCATCCTCCAACGCCAGCAGCCACCGCCAGAGAGTTCCTAAACTCGCAGTTGCTCAACTTTACGATCGTATTGGATGCACCGGCAGTTCCGGTGTTGTTGTCGATTCGCAGGATCGATTGTGACTTGGAGTTTGCGTCAAAAATCAGACCTGACATTTCAACATCAAATCCAGCACAGGTCAGATACATCATTTGATTGACTTGGCTTGCCGGGTTTGCCTTGATTGTGGCACCTTCTCCTCGGATCGTGAGGTTCCCCGTCAGCGTCAGGGCAACTTGATTCGTGCCCGTCTGGTTCATCATGTATGTTCCAAAAGGAAAGAGCAAAACTTTTCCCATGGAAGCAGTAATCGCTGCGCTGATTGCGGCAGTATCGTCCGTCGATCCGTTGCCTACAGCCCCGTAATCCTTGACATTGACGTAGTCGGAGTTCTTGGCATACGAAGTAAGGGACCACGAAACACCGGTTCCAACCTTGAAGCGTCCGGTGTCGGTCTCGTAGCCCAACTCACCGGTCAGCATCGTGGGATTGTTTGATGCCCAATTTGCGGCGGTATCCCGGCGAATGCAGATGTTGGCATTGACTGTTGGCATTTGTTTTCCTGATTACTTGGCGAAACCACCCTGAAGAATCAGGGTATAGACAGTTGCGGTAGAGGACGAAACCCCTGTGGTCACGTCCTGATATGTTCCTCCGGCAGATCCAAGACCCGTGTACAGGTCCTTTGAGATGATCGGCTTGAAGCCGCCATCGGCATCGATGACCTCAGTATACGCCGTAAAGGAGGCATTGAGGGCCGTCAAGGTCTCGGAATGGGTGCCCGAGGCCGAGGTCTGGCCGTCATAGATCAGGGCCTCCTCAAACTTCTCGGCATCGGCGATGACCTCAGTCCCGTAACGGCTGTAGTACCGCCAATATGCCCATGGAGAGTTGCGTCCCATCAGCGGTCTCCCTTGGTTCGGTTTTCCTTGCGCGACACCACGCGAAGGTTCCTCCGGTGGTTGGTACCGCCCTTGCTGATGGGGCGGACATGATCGACTTCCTTGCCGTCACCCTTGCGGGCCCTGCCATCCTTGATCGCAAGGCGGCGGGCGGCGTTGCGCTGAGCCCGGTTGCGGATCTGGCTAGGCTTGCCGTGATACTCGCGGTATTCCTTAGCGTAATCTCGTGGTTTAGCCATGAAGATTCACCTTGGTTACCTTCCTTACTTGTCTTTTTTGATCTAGGATCAACTCTAGAGTTTACTCCAGAGGTTCCTTAGAGTTAGCCATCCTACATCCATGTCGGGGATCTCGTGGAATACCCCACAACATTCTTGAGAAATTTCTTCAATTCTTTGTCCAAGACGGCAGTCTTCCTGACTGCCATCTTCTTGTCGGCATCCTGAGCCATCTTCTCGGACCAATACCCCACCCCCATTGCCAGCGCGTCTAGCCGGTCGTCGTGGGCCAATGCCCCTCTGGCGCGGGTCACCCGGCTGAGTTGGTACATCAGTTGGTACTGGAGGGCCTTCTCGGGGGGCATATCCCGGGTCGAGGCCATGTCGTGTCGGATGACTCCGGTGTCGATAACCAGACGGTGCTGGTTCAGCACGGGCTCAAGCGTGTCGATGATGCGGCGTTCCTTCTGGATCGAGTGCTTTACTTCCTCGATCATGCAGGGATGCACCTTTGCCAAGACCGGCTTCAGCAGTTCGGTGAACATACCGTCGCCGAAGTTCGCCTCAACGATGATGTGGTTCACCTTCTGCCGCTTCGCGATCTCCGCCAGCAGGCCCAAGGTCTGCGGGGAGTACCCGCCGGGGATGCCACCTGCGGCCGTCACATAGAGTGTCCCGTTTAGCATCTTGACGACCGCGTAGGCCGTCTCGTCCGCGCCTCTGCCGCTCGGGTCGATGGCCATGACGCTGCCGTTGTACGCGATCCAGTCCCCCACGATTGACATGGGCCGGTGGTACCGGTCCCCGTTGAATCCCACGCAACTGAGTTCCTTGTGTGCGAGGTCGGTCATGGCACCCCACACGATCTTCTCGGCGGCCAGTTCAGGGTTGCAGTCCATCACTACCAGATCGTTGATCTTGAGCGGGAACCGGTCGGCATCGCTCAGGGAGGTATCCAGCATGAACTGTAGGGCGAAGCCGGAGCGGCCCCAAGACAGTTCGCGCTCGATCAGTTCGTCCTCATCGAATCGATCGGGATCGGTCGGCTTACCAGCCGGAGTGTCCCGCAGGCTCGGCGCGAGCCGGTCGCCGTAGGCCGTCTTCTGCTTCTCGTCTGGACCCCGGGCGGGCCACACCCGGATCTCGTAGCCGCGATCCGGCAGCAGGTTGTAGATCGAGTTCTCGGACTGCGGGGTGCCCAAGTAGATGATGCGGCCGCCCGGCTTGATGACCGCGTCGAACTCCTTGATGGTCTCGGCCAGTTTCTCCCGCATCACCTGCGTCATCGAGTTATTGGTCACCTCGATGTCGTCGGCGATAATCAGGTCGGCGCGGGAGCCGGTGATCTGCGAGGTGATCCCCTTGGAGGTGACCGAGGGGGCGTGCTGCGCCGGTGCCGGGCCGACATCGAAGGACACCTTGGAGTACCGCTGGTTCTCCTTGGGCCTGAGATGGGCCAGCACCGGCATATCCTCGATGAGCCGGAGCGTGAAGGTGCTGAAGTCGTCAGCCCGTTGCTTAGACGCGCTGACGACCAAGATGTTCTTCGTGGGGTCCAACAGCAGTTGGTGGCACACGAAGGCCGATGTCACATACGACTTGCCCACGCCGCGGAATGCTTCGACTACGCACCGGCGCGGGCCGGATTGCAGGTACCGGGCAATGTCGTACTGCATCGGGGTCGGCTTGGGAAGCCCTAGGTGCTTCCAAGCCATGTGCAGGAAGTTGCGGAAGTCCTTGAGCCGGGGGTCAAGTTCCATACTTCGGTTCGTCCTCTGCGGGGTCGAACGGCAGGGCCTCGTGCAACTTCAGGATCGGCTGGCCTTCCTTGGCCGCAGCGTCGATGCCGTTGTCCTTGAGGAACTGACGGGCAACCCCTAGGTCCGCCGCGGTGGCCTCCCCCGACCGGATCTTGTCCAGCAGGCTGGAGACCAGCGCGGAGTGCAGGTCTTCAAGGAGTTTCTTGTCGGCACTCATGGTTAGTCCGCCATCCAGATATCGACAACGGCGTTCGCAACACCGGCGGTGACGCTTGCGCGCATCTCGGGGAAGAGCGGAAGGGTGAAGTACCCGCCTGCGGTCGTCGTGGAGGTGTCTCCGGCGGCATTCAGGACGATATTGATCCACGGAGCCTCAGGTGAGGCGCGCCCCTGAATCCGAACGGTAGGAGAGTTTGTCGTTGACACCTGAACGACCCCGTCCTCATCGAACTTGGCGGTGATCGGGAATGCCGTGCCGTTGACGGTCGTGGAAGCGGGGACGGTTTGGCCAAAGATTTTAGTAGTTTTCATGGTTTCCTCAGTCGATGACCCAAGCCCGGAAGGTCGTTGTGGTTATGCAAGACGCAACGATTTGCATTTCAGGCATAAGCGGCAGTACATAATAATTGCTTGCCGCAGCGGCCGTTGACCCATTTCCGAGATCCATGGTTACCCAAGGAGCAGTTGGGCTGAGCCGCCCCTGAATGACAAGCGATGTCCCTTCAACTAGGGGATTCGTGATGATCTCTACCTGAACGATCCCGTCTTTGTTGAACTTGGTTGTCGGGGAAAATGTGTTTGGAAAGGACGGGGCAACGGTTTGCCCAATTCCCGTGACATCAATTAGTTTGGTTACGCGCATTATTGGCCTTTTAGAACTAGGTTGGCGAGCAACGAAACGCATCCACCGACTATTGCAGATGCGCCCATCATGAACGATTTGGATGCTTCCAAGTGTCTGATGCGCTCGTCGTGTGTTCTCAGTTGCTCTTCCTGAGACTTCTGGAGCGCAAGAAGCGAATCGACCTTGCCTTCAAGACGGCCCAAGGCCAAGAACAGATTTTCGTCGTGTGTGGTCATGGCTCAGGTCATCCGGATGAGGGTCATGGCGATTCGGGCGTAGGTACCCTCACGAACGCCATTGACGATTGTCGCAGCCACAACCGGGCCGATGCCTCCGGTAACCGCGGTTGCCTGACCAAGCCCGTCCGTGTGGCTTCCAGTTGTCCAATAAGTAGGACTTGCGCCCTCGTCACGCCAGAACTTGAAGTCCGCCCCGGCAGCCACCGTATACAAACCATCTGAATAAGCCACGCTGCTGGTGAACGGATTTTGAGCGGCAAACTCGTTGTACTTGTTGGGAGATTTCCACGGAGTTTCCCACGGGTTTGGGGCCTGAGGATTCAGCCCAGCCCATGGAGATTTGTTAGCAACCCAATCGAAATGCGCCTGATAAATCCTAATACGAATCGCGGCACCGGTAGAGTTGTACACGCTGAACCAATGAGGTCCGGTGGCCGTCCCGTTGAACGGTCCGACAATTCCGTCAACAACGCACAACCGCCTGACGGGAAGAACACTCAAGTTCAGTCTCAGTTGGGAGGTGTTTCCGCCTGTTGCAAGGTTTGTAACGATGTTACTGGTGTTGCTGTACGACCCTGAGGAATAGGTGCTTGTGTACACCTGAGGATCGGGATTCAAGAAGGTGATGTCGCAATAGTTCTTGGTCGCCGCATCCTGAGCATCTGTGGGATTCAGGACATTGGTGATCTTCTGGCTGTTCATTGACACGGAACCAGTTGGCACCCGGATCTCGTTCAACCGAGGAACATCATCAGCCACTAGCGCACGGAGGGTAACGAATCCAGCAGAGCCATTAGGGGTAGCAAACACAAGGTTTGCCCCACCTGAGATTGACCCAAAAGCCGCAGCATCGACATACCCCTTGGTGGCTGCATCGGTGGATACGGTTGGGGTCGCCAAGTTGGTGATCTTCTTGCTGACCGCGTCCCAATGAGTGAGACTGCTGTTCAGCCGAAGGCAGAACTCCTTGGCCTCGTCCAGACCCTCCTGAACGAGGTACAGCAACTGGAGGGCTGAGTTATCCAGATCGGCAGCGGTCAGGATCGATCCGTCATCGAAGTCCACCTCGCGGTCGGCCTTGAGGGCATCCGTGAAGCGGCGGATCAGGACGATGTCGCCTGCCGTCCGACCCGTGATGAACTGGATATTCACCGTGGTCGTGTTGATCGTGTACACCCCGGAGGTGGCCTGAAGCACCCCGTTGACATACACGCTCAGGTCGTCCGTGGTGACATACCCATCGATCTGTGCGAACGAGAAGTTCTGCTGGCCCGAAGTGGCCGCATGGAGTTGGAACGAGTATGGCATTGTTTACCTGTTGATGAGGTCGAAGAGTTCCTGCGCGCTGCGGCCCATACGAAGGGCCTTCTTGTTGGCGAAGTCGAGGCGGTCGGCCCTAGTGAGTTCAGGAGATTCCTTGAGCAACTGCGCATAGGCGGCCGCTCGGTAGTCCGAGATGATTCCGCGCAGGACGCGAACTCGCGGGGAGTCGTACTCCTGCGTGGTTGACGGACTGAGTTTCTGGTAATCCTTCGACTTGATCGTCGTGGCCAAGGCCTGTCGAAGGGTCTTGCCACGAACCCGAACGCTTCCGTGCAGTTCCAGCCACCGGTCATAGGCCTGCTGGCCGCGGAAGGTCTTGAACTGCGTCAGGTCCAGCGCGCCCTTCATTGCCTTGGGCGGGGTGAAGCCGTGACCGAGAAGCCCGAACTCCTGAAGGATCAGGTCGTCGCTGACCTGCGAGTAGATCACGGGGCTGAAGATATCCGGACCGACAGCCTTGGGCTTCTCCATGACCTCCCCGAGGATGTTCCGCTGCGGGGTGACCTCCTCGGCAAGGAACGGGATCTTGGAGTAGATCGCGTCGATCATGTTGCGGGCATCGCGCAGGACGGGGTCGTCGGCCACGGTGGACTTGGACTGGTCGAGGGCTGCGCTGAACGGCACCAGTCCGGAGACATACTGATTGACCAGCGTCGGTCCGAACTGCTCCGGGTTGGAGATCGCGTTCGTGACATTGGTGATGCCGGTCAGGTAGGTCTTGTTGGTGATGTTGCGTGCCAGCGCGAGGACGATCGTGTAGATCGTGCTGGACATGGCATCCATGTGCCGATCGTCGGCGAACTTCAGGCCCTCGGCCGTGTCGGCCACGAGGCCGATAATGGACGCGAACGGGTCTTCTCGCTTGTACGAGAAGTACTTGTCCCCGATCTTGATGGAGTAAGGCTGCCAGCCCGCCTGCATCAGGGTATCGCGTTCGCCCTTGTTCTTCGGTCCGCCGCCCGTGATCTTACCGGACAGGGCCGCCGTGGCCACGACCGAGGTAAGAGCGAAGGAGAACGCGAGACGGCCAGCGGCATCGGCCCGGATGGCCGCATCCGCGTGGTTGAGTTCGCGGTTGAAGTCCCGGAATGCCTTGGGGGCATCCGAATAGGCCGTCTTGAAGATGCTGCGGTCGAGGGTGAAGTTCAGCAGGTTGGTGGGGGTGCGGATGAACGGGAGCAGGAACCGGATGGCCGGATGCTCGTTGGCCACCTGCTGCATACGGGACGCGAGGCGGGTGGTAATCATCGCGTTGGGATCGTTCGTCAGCGGGGTGCTGAAGGTAGCGGCCCGGGCGTTGTCGAGGGCCCGGTTGCTCATCACTCCGAGGCGGGAATCCCAATTCTTCTGCTTGCCCATGTACTTGCCTACGAACGCCCCGCGCTCCGTGGCGGCGATCGTTCCGGCTGCGATGGCCTCGTCGGCAGCCTTATAGGCACGCTGCAAGACCACCTCGCGGGCATACATCTGGCCGTCCTGAATGGCCCGGTTGAAGGTCTCGTTGGCGTACCGGGAGGCAGCCATGGTGTCGCCCCTGAACTTCTGGAGGCCGTCCACATACAGTTCGCTCATGAACGATGCCCGGTAGTTCAACTGCTTGAAGAACTCGTCTTCGGCGGTCAGGAACCGGGTCGGCAGGTTCAGGGTCGTGCCAATCCAGTTGGCGGCCTGCCCGAAGATGCTGTCCTCGGCCATTCCAAGGCCCTTCGCGGAGATTGCCCGGGCGTTGCCGGTCTCCCGAGTGGCGATGGTGTCCAGCACATTGGAGTCCATCTTGAGGGCAACCCCGGCCATCTTGACGGAGTCGTGGGCCTGCTGGAGCAGGAACGAGTACTGCTTGATGGCAATGCCTGCCGTCTTCATGTCTCCACGGATGCTTGCACCGAGGATTCGCTCAAAGGGCAGGTACAGGGTGGTCAGCAGGTTGGCCGAGTTATTGACCGCATGGGTGATCGGTCCCGACAGGATGTTGTTCATCCAGAACTCAACCAGAGCCGACATCCACTTCTGCTGGCCACGGGCCATGCGCAGGACGGCCTCGTCGCCACCACCGGCAGCCGCAGCGAGGTACCGGTTCATGGAGGTGCGGACGGCATCCGCGCCACCGGCCTGATCGATGAGGCGGGTCATGATCTCGTCCATGGCCTCGGGGGTCAGGCCGGAGGGGGCCGTAGGAACGGTCACAGGGGCTTCAGGAGCCTTCGGGAGCGTTCCCGGGACCGCAGAGGTGGGGACAGCGTCCGGCGGCTCCACGGGCATCCTAGGGGCTTCTGTGGGGATCGCGCCCGGGGAGGGCACAGCAGAGCCCGGGGGTGGTACCGCTGCTCCGGGGCTGATGGCCTCCCCGGGCTTGAACGAGGGCAGGAAGGTGAACGACTTCTCCGGGGTGGGGACATACCGGAGAGCCCCGAGGCTGCGGGCAACCTCACGGGACCGTTCCTTGATGGTCTGGAGAACGATCGTCAGGGATCGCTCACCGACCAAGAACTCGTACATCTCCTCCTTGGAGGCCGAACTTCCCTTCTTGGACAGTTCATGCAGGCGGTTACCGGCGTTGGCCGCGAACTTGCGCAGGCCCGTGAGTTCACGGGTGGCGCGCTCGATCTGCCAGCGGCTGGTCGTGCCCTCGTTCAGCATCCGCTGAAGGTCAAGCCCTTCCATGCCGGAGATGGCCCGGAGTTCGTCCGCCGTGGTCTGGGCTGCGCGGGCGACCTCCGAGATCGGACGCTGCGCCTCGGGCAGGGTGGACGCAAGGGGCTCCCGCTCGATGAAATCATCGATCGTGCGGTTAACCTCGTCCACGCTGCTGAACCGCTCAAGGTTGAGTTCCTTCTCCGGAGGCTTCCCGAGACCGGCCGAGCCGGGAGACGGGGTGGTGCTTCGCAGGACGGGGGCTCCGGCGGCAATGGCCGAACCGGCCCGGTCGAAGCCGGGGCCTCGCTCCAGCAGGTTGGAGAAGACCTTCTCCATGTCCTTGGAGACCTTGACATCGACGGGACTGCCCTTGATCTCGCGGTACAGGCCGATCAGCCAATCCGACATCTTGCGGAACAGGCCCTCAAGCCCGGCGGGGGCTTCCCCGGTCCGCAGGTAGGAGTTGAAGCCAGCGGCGAACCGCTCCTCCGCGTCCACGGACCAAGTCCACTTGCCGTCCACCTCGGTAGCCCCGGACCATCGGGCGGCGGTGTCGATGTCGGCATCGGAGATACCGAAGCGGACATCGGCTGCGATGTCCTTGTCGAACAACTGCCTGCGGGCGACATGGGTGATCTCCTCGATGGCCGTGGAGACATCCGGGTTGCTCAGGCCGCCGATGATGGACTTACCGTCATCGGCGAAGGCGGCGAAGCCTCGGACCTCAGTTTCGGTGGCCTGCTCAAGGAACTTGGGAGTAGTGCTGTAAATCTTCTTGATGAACTTCCGCGCATCTGGACCAAGGCGGCTGAGGTTTACCCCACTAGACTTCAGGTAGTCATCGAGAAGGATCTTCACCTCGGCCTTGTCGGCCTGAACTTCGCTCTTGCGGGCCGCAGTAGACAGCCCCTCCTGCTCTCGCCAGTAGTCCCCGGCAATGGTCATCATGTCATTGATGACCGTTCGATCGAACTCAGAAGTAATCATCCGAGGATCTCTCGGAACACCGATGGACTCATCCCATTCTCGGACAGCAGGCTTGACAGCCCGCTCTTGATACAGGAACTTGCTGGCCTCGTCGTACTTGGCGTTCTTGGCGAACACCGCGTTGCCGATCTGGACGACCTCGTCTGCGGCCGTGATCGGGCGCATGGTCTCGCGGTCGTAGAAGTAGGAGTGACGCTCAAGGTCCACGCCGACCTGCCGCCACTCGGTCGGGTTGGACATGGCCTCGTCGGCGAGTGCCTTGGCCTGAGCCGCGTCCATGGGCTTCCACTTGCCCTTGATGGTGGCGATACTGTCCCGGGCCTTACCGGCAGCCACGGACAGGGCGGCCTTCTCCTGCGTGCCAAACTTGGCATCGGTGATGACCGCGGTGCTTTCGTAACCGATCGACTTGCCAGCCGAGAAGCCGGACTGAGACTCGTGGATGGAGACGACCCACACGCCGTTGTCCCGGTAGGCGGGGATGTCGAGCCGGATGCCGACCTCGTCGCCCTCCTTGAGGGAAGTCGAGGGGACACCGTAGCGGGGAGCCTTATCGGAACTAAGGGCAGCCCGGGCCTGATCGGGGCCAAGAACGGCCGGGACCTCGGTGAGCGGGCGGACGGGCTTGTACTTGTCAACGATCGCCGCGTAGTCCTCGCGGGTGATCTTGCCTTCCTTGAGTTGCTGAGCGGCCTCCTGAAGTTCAGGCACGCGCTCGGCGAACTTCTTACCCTGCTGCATCAGCACGGCCTCGGTACCAGCAGCCGTCTCGTAGACGACCCGGGCTTCCTCACCGGAAACGATCTTGATCTTCTTCCGGTCAAGACCCATCCGATCGATCAGGATGTTCGTGGCCTCGGCCTGCTCATCGGTCAGGTTGAAGGCTGTCTTGACCAGTTCGCGCTGCTCACCGCGGATCTTGATCGCCTCGGCGGCCAAGGCCTCGTTGACATCGAGCCCGTTGGACTTGGCGAAGTAACCGGCCTTGTACATCCGGAAGGCGTTGAACAGGCCCTCGGTAAGTCCGCCGATGACCAGACCCTCGATGGCGTTCTTGAGTCGGCCCTCGATCTCGTTGTCGTTCTCGTCTGCCGCAAGGTATGCGGTGAACGGATCGGTCAGCCCGGCGTGTTCCCGGAGCAGGTTGCTTAGGCGGGCCTCGTGGCCGTCGAAGGTTCCGAAGTCGGCGATTGCGCCGCCCACGGATCCCTTGATGAACGCCTGCGTGCCCTTCAGGGCAGCGGCCTTCTTGGTCTTACCGGCGACCTTGGCGACATCGATCGCCGTGTCCATGGCCTTGGTCAACTGACCGATCTTGCCGACCTTGCCCAACTTACCGGCGACACCCACGCCGGGGATGAACCCGGTCAGGAAGTTGGTGACTCCTTCGGTGATGCCACCGGCCATGGTCTTGGACGGTTCCATGAGCCCGAAGTAATCCGGGACATCGTAGCCGAATGCCATGGTTCCGAGATCGGCGACATCGGAGGCTGCGCCTAGGATGCCGCGGGGAACTGCCTTGGCGATGTCCTCGGCGTAGTAGCCGATGCCCTTTGACTCCTCCTCGGGAGGCTGGATCGGCTCCTGCTGAGGAGCAGGAAACGCGTCCTTCTTGGGGGCCTTGGAATGCAGATTTCCGTAGAACTCATCTCCAAGAGATGTGAATTGGCTCATGTGTTACTTTCAGATTGGCTTTCGGACCGCGAGCAGGTAGGTCTGGCGGTCTCGGAACTGGTTGAATGTCATCCCGCTCATCTTGAGCCCGTATTCGGCGATGTAGCCAGAACGGCCGTTGCTGTTAGTGTACTCCTCGACAGCCTTGGTAAGTTCGTCGGCAGAACGGAAGAACAGGAACTCGTTCGCATCCAACTCGTCCTTACCGATACGGACACCTTCCTCGGTCTTTCCGCTTCTGACCTCTTCCGGCGTGTATCCAATGATCGCCTTTGCCGTCCAGTACTTATTGGAGATCAGCGGATTCTTCGCGTAGACAACGCCATTTTCTACGACCTCGCCGGAAGCAAGCGGCTCACGCCGCTGCATCCTGACGGGGGTATACACACCATCTTCCTGAATCCTGAAGATCGGGCTGTCCTTGGACCTTCGCTTGAGATCAGTAATGAGATCCGTATCCATGACTGACTTTGGATTGAAGAACCCCTTATCCACGGTAACCGAACGCATTTCCACAAGCATATCCTTGGCCGACTGTTCAAGAATGCCCTTGGCCTTATTATGGGCCGTGCGGTTTTCCGGGGTAGCGTTGGCCGGGTTCTGCATCATCTCGGAGAAGATCTTCGTAGCAGCCTTGCTCTGGTCGAACATATCTGCCTCAAACTTGAAGGTAGCACCCTCCGGCGAGACACCACCGAGCATGGAGTTCGGGTTTTCGCGGATTGCGCCCTTTCCGTCTAGCGTAATCCCACGAGAGATGTCCAGCGGGCTGGTCATGGCCCCCGTGGGGCCTGCCTGCGCGGAAATATCGGTGGCAACGCTCATCTGGTCCATGGCGGTCCGGGACTTGATGATGTTGACAAGATCCTGAGGAAGTCCGAGAGAGTCTGGGTTGAGGCGGATGTCCTGATACATTCGATCCTGAATATCAGGAATGCGGCCGTACAGGGACCGCTTGCGCTGCTCAAGAGTCATCGGAGGCTGACCCGGGGCCGCCGCGATGCCCTCCCACTCGTCACGAAGACGATCCAGCATGATCGCGCTGACCCGGCGGCTAAGACGCGCTGCGTCCATACTCGGGCGGCTCGGGCCTTGTGCGCTCATGCCTTCGGCGGCAGCGTTCAGCCCCAAATCGGCAAGCACCAGTTCCATGAACTGATCGATTTCTGCGGAATAGGCAGGACCGACAGTAGCATCGAAGGATTCGGTCAGGTTGAACTGCTCCAGACGACTCTGGTAGGTTCCCCGCAGTTGGGTCTGCTTCTCGCGGACAAGCCGGTCCAAGATCTGGGACTGTGCCATTGACCGCTCGATCTCATCCGGATACTTCTGCTTGAAGGCTCCAGTATTGATCTCAGCGAAGAAGGCATCCATAACATCAATAGCAGCACGGTCTCCGATTGCTGACAACTCTGCTCGCCCGTCCACCGCAATCTGCTGCTCAGTCATTCCAGCCCAACCAACACCGGAGATCGAGTTCACGGCAGCCATCATTCTCTGACGATCAACCTCCTGAAGACCGTTCATAGACCGATTGATCGTTGTCGCCCGCTCGTACATGGGGAAGTCAATCAATCCCATTTGCAAGAGATAATCGGCCCGAGCCGTGAATTCGGCCCTCGGCATGATTCTCGCGTCCTTGAGAACCGTATTTACAGAAGAGGTATCAATCCTCTCTTCGCGCTTGGTCTTGTTGCTCATCTGGTCGATCATGCCGCGGGTCCAATCGACTCCGCGTGCCTTGACCGCTGCCTTGATGTTATCCGGCACACTCATTCCGGAGAGTTCGCGGTCAACGAGTTCCCCGATCTGGGTCTCGTCCAGATTGATATTAGGACCCTTCTTGCGCTCTTCCTGAAGAACAACGAGGACCTTGTCCTTGAGTTCAAGCGAAGACATCTGCTTCAACGCCTCGGTGTCCCGGGCCTCGTTCAGTTCAGCCTCCCGAGACCGCTCGTACAACTGGTCGAAGACCTGCTGTAGTTCGGGCCGGTAGCGGTTGCCCAAGGTACGCTCCCCGACCTTCTCATTGAGGGGGTGTCGAATAAGTGCGAGGGCTCGGTCAAAGTCGCCCTCCGCTGCCGCACCGCGGGCCGCCGCTATCACGGTATCCACCATGATCTTGTCGCCGTCCTGCCCGCCCTGACGATAATACTCGTCAGTCAGGGCCTTGATGGCCCCCTTCGGGCCAAAGACCGAGGAGATGTCGTGGGCGGTCTCGATGGAGAACTGAAGGCCGTCACGGAGGACTTCCTCGCTCTTCTCCAGCACCTTCTGCCGCCGCGCCGCCATCAGGCGGTCGTAGAACGAGTTATCGGCCTCGGCCCGTGCCGCGGCAGCCCCCTTGTTGATGAAGTAACTGTTCTCGGGGATGGCCGCGTCCTGATACAACTTGGACATCTGCTCCGCGATGTAGGTGGGAGCGCGGACGGTGCCATCGGCGTTATAGGGGTTGCTCAGGTCATCGAGGTTGTTCCACAGGGCGTTCCGGTACTTGTCCCGGACCATCCGCTGGCCATATGCCTCAAGGAACGCCTGATAACGCCACGGGGCGATGCCTCCGGAATTCTCGATGGCCTCGGTGGCCTTGCGCCGCAGGACCTCGGGATCCTTCTCGGTGGAGGCCTCGTACTGACCGTACTCCCTCTGTGCCGCGATGTTGGCGGCCATGGCATCGGACGCAAGGCGGCCCAACTGCGGGCTGATGCCGCCAAGTGCCTGCGCAACCTGCATGAGGTTCGACGGCTCCGGTTGCCGCAGCATCGGCCGAAAGTATGTATCGATCGGCGTGGCCGTGGGCTGAACGATCCGCGTGGGATCGAACTGCGGAGTCTGTCGCTGGATTGCCATGTGGTGTTACCTCTGGAGGTAGTACGGAGCGGCCGGGGCGGTTCCCTGACCGAGCGGACCGGCGTTGAACCCTGCGCGGACCACGGAGCGGTCGAAGGTGTTGAAGTACATGGTCCCGGCGGAGGATGCCAGACCACCGGCAACGCCGATGCCGGTCGCGAGGATGCTCGGATACTGGACGGGCTGCGGGGTCATGCTCATGACGCGGCCCTGATACTCGCTGCGGGCTCCCTCCTTGGCCTGCTCCAACTGGAACATGGTGCCCCGCAACTGGTCCTGCGTCGCCGTCATGTAGTTGTACTCACGACGGTAGTAATCGTTCATGAGCATATCGATCGATAGACCGGACACGCCGCTCTCGGCCGCGGATGCCCCGGCGATTGCCCGGGCCTGCGCAGCCTGACTTGAGATGGCCATCATCTCCTGAGCGGCCTTCTTCTGCTCCTCGATCTGCCTGCGAGAGATGCCGATGTACTGAGAGGCGAGCGCCTGATCGGCGATCTCCTTGTTCATGTCGTACATCTGCTGCTGGTACTGGGCTTGCGCCGAGGCCTGCTGCTGCTGAGCGACATGGGACATGATCGGGGTCGCCACGGAGGCGACGACCGATCCGACGATTGCGGCGTTCATCGCGAACGCCTGAGTCGCCGTAATCAATCCGGGGACTGCTGCGATGATGCACATGGTTTATTCCTTGATTCTCAAGAACTGGTGGAACTCTTCGCCGTTTACTCCGACCGAGGCCGTCTGGATGATCTTGAAGCCGAGCCAGCGGAGCCACTTGATGTGGACATCGTTGCGGGCATCGGCCCAATTCCACAGAACATCGTAATCCGTGTGCAACACGGAGGTCCAATGCTTGCATTGCCTCAGGAAGGTGTAGCGGATGTCCTGAATGCGCGAACTCCCTAGAAGCCAGACGCATCCGATCGACAGGCGGTCATCCTGCAAGGCGGACGGACCGCAGCCGAACATCCCGATAATGT